CCTGATGTGCTTGCTGCTATTCAGGAACAACTAGATATCATTGCTCATGAAGAAGAACGTATCGAAGTTATCGGTAAGCACTTTAGTGATCACGAATAGAGGATGCTGTGGTGCTGGATGTCCAGACTGTCCATTCAGACCACCTCCTAAACCGACCACCACTCCTTGACGGGGGTGGTTTTTTATTGTATAATAGTAATCTACGGACCTATTTCTTATGATCCTTTGGCACAAGAAAATTGAACACCCGCCTGGTTTTGTAGAAAAACTTGAGAAACAAATTGTTTCGCAACATAATTCTGAGAGTTACTTCACTACCTACGTTGATGGTCTTCATAAGAATGATCCTATCCTAGATGAAGAACTTGACAATCATATCAAAGACTTCTATCGTGAGGTAGTTACTGAGATGATGAAAGATGTTGGCATTCATGGTTACCTAGACTATGAAACTAAAGATGGTAACCTTAGAGAATCTTATTGGGTTCAGATGTATAACTCAAAAACAGATTCTCATTTCATTCATGATCACCATGGGTGTGGTTCATTCATATCCTGGGTTCATGTATTAAAAGCATTGCCAACACAGAAGAAAGCATTTTTCTTTACTAACTCTAGAGGACAGAAACTCTATCCCACATATCAATCTACTTCCGAGATGTTTGCATTTCCAAGCTGGGCATTGCATGGAGTAGAACAAGTAACTGATGATGGTGTAAATAGAATCATCATTGCAGGCAATGTATACTTCAAGAAACAAAAATGAACATTAAGATCTACACGAAACCAGGATGCAAGTATTGCACACAAGTTAAAGAACTCATGCAACGTGCTGGGTTTGAATATGAAGAAGTGCATGTCAACACAGACGCTCTTCGAGAAGAATTTTATTCCGCCTATCCTAGTGCAAAAACCTATCCGTATGTTATAATTGATGGGGAACCAGTTGGAGGTTTGGTCGAAACCGCAAAACTATTTGTCGTTAAAGGATTGGTTTCATCTAGATGAGTAATTTTGATGATGAAAGCAAAATAAATAAAGGCATAGAGCTCATGCTCAGGAGAGATAAATCAGCATCAGAAAGACGTGGTGCAGTCATGGAACATAGATTTAACCTCCTGAAGCGTAAATTTCAAATCAAGTTTGAATTTACCTGGGAGGATCCTAGTAACTAAGGAGCAGTCCCTAAGATGCAAACGTCAGTTATTCTTTTTTTCTCAGGTGCCTTCATATTTTTATCAATCATTGTGGGTATCATCGCAGGATGGCACATCAACGATGTTGTTTACAATATGATTGCTAACAAAAATGAGATGACACATCCAGAAATGTATGATGAGAATGGAATCTGGATCAATGAAGAACTATTATCTGTAAAATTCGTCAAGGAGGAAGAAGAAGAGGATGATTATTATTGACATGAATCAGATTATGATTAGTAATCTGATGGCACAGTTGAAAAGTGATCGATTAAATGAGAAACTTGTTAGACATATGGTTCTCAATTCGTTACGCTCTTATGAACAAAAGTATGGAGAGAAGTATGGCGAGATGGTTCTCGCCTATGACTCTAAACAATATTGGAGAAAGCAAGTCTTTCCATACTACAAACAAAATAGAAAGAAAGATCGACAGAGATCTGGTCACGATTGGTCATCAATCTTTGAGGTTTTAAATAAGATCCGAGATGAGATCAAAGAACACTTCCCATACAAAGTAGTAGAAGTTCTTGGCGCAGAGGCAGATGATGTTATCTCTACCCTGTGTAAAAACAAAGGTCCGAAAGAACTAATACTAATCTTATCAGGCGACAAAGACTTCATCCAACTACACAAGTATCCTGGAGTCTATCAATACAATCCTATTGCTAAAAAGAATATGGGTTTTGATGACCCACATTCATTCATTAGAGAACACATCATCAAAGGAGATAAGTCGGATGGTATTCCAAACTTCTTGTCAGCTGATGATTGTTTTGTAAAGGGAGAACGTCAGCGTCCTATTAGTCAGAAGAATCTTGCTAAGTGGGTTGATATGGAACCGTCTAGTTTCTGTATGAATGATACTCAACTTGCAAACTATCATCGCAATCGTCTATTGATTGACTTTGATTATGTCCCCAAAGAAATCGAGCAGCAAATTCTCGATGAGTTTAATTCCCTAAATACTGATGGGAAACAAGTTCCATTGGAATACTTTCAGCAGCATCAATTGAATGATCTGATGCAAGAATATTTCTTTCGTAGTTCAACACCTTTTAAAAAATGAAACTGTTAATTTCTGAAGTGCTCCAAAAAGTGAGCAACGCGAAAACAAAAACGCAGAAGGTCAAACTTCTGCAGCAATACAATACGAATGCTTTGCGTTCTATCTTGATTGCAAACTATGATGAGAGTATCATCTCTATGATCCCTGAAGGTGAGGTTCCCTTCATCCCTAACGATGCTCCTAAAGGCACTGATCACAGCGTCCTGGAGAAAGAATACCGTCGCTTATATCTGTTCTTCAAAGGTGGCAACAGCGGACTGAAGCAGGTGTCGCGTGAGAACCTCTTCATTCAACTGCTAGAGGGTCTGTGTGAGGAGGAAGCACAACTTCTGGTCCTCATCAAGGACAAGGCATTACAGAAGAAATACAAGATCACTCGTGCTTGTGTGGAAGAAGCATTCCCTACTATCAAGTGGGGGAATCGTTCCTAATGGGCAAAGGATGTAAGATTCTTCACCAAGACTGTGACCCAACCCTGGGTCAAGATAGATCTCTTCCCTACAATAGTTTCTTGATTGAATATAGTGTTGAAGGTTTATCTAAGTTTGATATTGCTTCTGGAGCTGGTAAAGTAGATATTTTTGATGACTACTGGGATAAATATCACGGAGATTTTGTTAACATGACTCCTACCGAGGGTCGTGTCAATCCTAAAAATTGGAGTCCAGACAAATGAGTATCTCAGGCAGAGAAAGTAGTAAGATGAATACTTTTTGTATTCAATATTGGCCATTCGGATCGGTCGAGCAACCTAAAGTGCTGCGCCGTATCAATAAGAATGGCATTGTTATTTCTACTAAAAAGTATTCAGAAGTATTCTTCTATACATCTCTGCAAGATACTTGGGAAGATTGTAGATGGTTGATGGACAATGGATTTGATATTAAAGTCCGTAAGTGTTGCTTTGCAAAAAATGATAAGTATTGGTTGATGTAATGGGTGATCATTATCTGTTAAATTTGTATGGTTGCAACCCAGATAAATTAAATGATGAAAAACTAATCAAGAATCTCTTGCACGATGCAGCATACTGTGCTAATATGACAGTGCTGAACACGATGACCTACAAGTTCTATCCTCAGGGTGTCACTGGTGTTGTTATGCTTGCTGAAAGTCACATCAGTATTCATACATGGCCAGAGGAAGGTAAGGCAGCAGTTGATGTCTATACATGTGGATCGAATGAAGCTCCCCTAGCATGTAGTGTTATTCGTGTGCAGTTGGAAGCAACGGACCATACCGTAGAGCACATTAAAAGATGATAAAATGTATTCTATGTTACGACTTGACAACAATAAATAGTTGTGGTATAATTACCATACGTTCATCCCGCTCTTGGGTGGGACGCAAGTAAGTCGCGGAACGGAGTCGTTCATCCCATGTTAGAAATATTATTCTATTCATCACTCACCTGCCAACAAGCTGACGCAATCATGCTGAGGATGAAAGCAAATGAGAATATCTCAAATGCTTTTAAGGTAGAATTGATTGAGGTCATGAAGGAATCAACACCTGAGTGCTACCCATGGGACGCACACGACTGAAGGAACGGGGTCTTAAAAAACCTCAACTTCAGGAGTAACAATCATGAATACACTTAATCTCATCAAGAAGCAGATTCAAAAAGCATCTGCACTTCACGACGCACAGATTACCCACACTACATATCGTGGTGTTGAGTATACTACACGTTGTGTAGAGATGTCTTCACCACATGGCACTTACTGCTATCGTGGCAAGACCTACACTAAGTGATCACCCAAAATAAACTGGAGGGGTTGCGACCCCTCTTTTTTTATGCTAAACTGTATGAGTTGCACGACTAGATAATGTATGAAGAGCTAAATTGTTTTGAAGAAGCACTGAAGCACTTCGGAACAAGAGTTGAGATCATCACTGCTATGGAAATGGCAAAGAAACTATCACCTGAAGATGCTTATCAGATGATTAAAGATGAACTCAAAGAAGTAAAAAAGTGTCGTAAACTATTTAATAAGGAGCAAGCATAATGTCATCACCACGTCAAAGAGATCCATCCGATCCTCTCTATGATCCTAATGATAAATGGAATGAATACAAAGTAGACTTCCATGCTAATGAAAAACATCCTGAAGGAGAGTGGGATCCTACTACAGAAGGTAAGATTGCTGACCCACAGAACAGACATCAAGATAAAGTTCTAGATAAATTCTGTGATGACCACCCTGGTTCACCAATGTGTAAAGTATTTGATGAGTAATAATATGAATGTTAAATTAGTATCTGTCACTCCTGATGCTGAGAAGACCATGGGTTATGTTGCTCGCGTGAGCAATCCTAACAACCAAGACAATCCTAAGGTTGCTGGTCTACTAAAGTATTGCATTAAACATAATCATTGGTCAGTGTTTGAGCAAGCACACATGACTCTTGAGATAAATACTACCCGTGGAATCGCAGCTCAAATATTAAGGCACCGCAGTTTCACATATCAAGAATTTTCTCAACGATATGCAGACACGAATCTCCTTAGTGATGAGATACCTGTCCCAGATCTTCGATCTCAAGATCTCAAGAATAGACAGAACTCAGTGGATGATATCAGCCCCGAAAAGAAACTTGTATTACAAGGGACGATTGCTCGACATTTTGCCGAGAGTCTTGATATCTATAACGAGCTTTTGCGTCAAGGGGTTGCTAAAGAGTGCGCCCGTTTTGTTCTTCCTTTGGCTGTTGGCACTCGCATTTTTATGACAGGCTCAGTTCGTTCGTGGATTCATTATATAGATCTACGTTCTGCTAACGGAACACAAAAAGAACACATGGACATTGCAGAAGAATGTAAGTTGATCTTCTGCGAACAATTTCCTATCGTGGCAGAAGCAAATGGTTACACATCATGATGTTGCACAGTTAATCAGCGAACATAATATCGTAGCACTGTTTCAAGGTAGATCTGAAGGTGGTCCTAGAGCATTAGGTAATAGATCTTTGCTCTATGACCCCAGAGATCCTGATGCTAAGGAACATGTAAACACTGTAAAAAATAGAGAATGGTATCGTCCCTTTGCAGGGACTGTTCTAAAAGAATGTGCTCACGATCTATTTGATATGGCAGGACTAGATGAGTCTCCCTTCATGACCTATGCAGTTGAAGCAAAGATTGATGCATGGAATATAATTCCTGGTATTCTTCATGTAGATAAAACATGTAGAATTCAAACCGTAACTGAAGAACAGAACTATCATTACTATAATCTCATCAAAGCATTTGATAACATAACCAGAGTTCCTGTTCTCTTTAATACATCATTCAATCTTGGTGGAGAAACTATTGTAGAAACTTTAGATGATGCTATCGATACTTTAGAAAGATCTGCAATCAACTACTTATATCTTCCTGAATCATCTGAATTATTATGCGTATCTTAGGGATTAATATTTCACATCATTCATCATCATGCTTGATTAAAGATGGAGAGATTGAATGGTTTATGGAGGAGGGACGCTTAGCAAAAGACAAGCATCATCACATTGAGTATTTCAACGGTGGTTTCTATGGTTCTAAGTTATTAAAAGACATTGATCATATTGATCATGTTATCTTCACATCTTTTTGTTCTAAGTGGCATGACTGGAGACGCATTGCATGTTGTCTTCAAGCAATTACTTCTCAAGGATGTTCTTTTGGTGAAGTAATCTTTGATCCATACGAACACCATCTTTATCATGCTCACAATGCATTCTATGCATCAGGATTTGATCAAGCAATTGCATTGGTGATGGATGGCAGTGGTGCTCTCTACAAACCAATGGTTGATATAGAAGGTGGGTTCTATCGTGAAAGTGAATCTATATATCATTGTGAGTATCCTGATAGAATTCTCCCTAAAGAAAGACACTACAGTGCATACGAACAGGCAGCAATGGAACCTGTAACTGAAGGTATTAATACATTATCTAATACATTTCCAGCAGCTCTCATTTTCAGTAGAGTTTGTGAGTCATTTGGATTTGGTGCTAGGGGTGCTGATGCTGGTAAAGTTATGGGGATGTATGCATATGGCAAACCAGATGTGTATAAAAACCCATGGTATATTAAAAGTAAAAATGGTCACTGGATTACTGATAACACAGTAATGTATGATGATATGTTACCATTCTTTGATGGTGAGAGAGACTTCCAGAAGCAAGCAAACATTGCTTACAAACTTCAGGAAGAGACGAAAAAATATACTATGTCAAAACTGCAGGACATCATTGATAAGTATAATCCTAAGAACATTGTGCTCAGTGGAGGATACTTCATGAACTGTGTAAATAACTACGCTTACCTCAAAGCATTCCCAGAAATTAATTTCTTTGTGGATCCGATTGCTTTTGATAGTGGAACTGCTATTGGTGCTGCTAAGAAAGTGTGGTATAATATAACAGGTGATACCACTGTAAGAAAATTCAACAACCTTTATTTTGGACCCGATAATGCCTACCTACCCTGTAATAAATAAATCTACTGGGGAGACACAAACTCTCCACATGACCATGAAAGAATATTGTTCTTGGAAGGATGAGAATCCTGAGTGGGACAAAGATTGGTCACAAGGTTGTGCTGGTGTCGGAGAAGTCGGAGACTGGCGTAACAAAATGAACAAGACGCACCCTGGATGGAGTGAGCACATGAAAAAGATGGCAAAGATGCCTGGATCGCAGGTGGAGTGGTAAACTATGCCTAGAGCAAGAAAGAAAACGCAACCTGACATCAACGGTATGTCTGCGAAGCAGATGCGTAGAAAGAAACCAATTAATTCTGACTACCTTCTGAACATTGAACCACTGACAGACAATCAGCGAATGATGTTTGAACAGTATGGTGAAGGCAAGAACATCTATGCCTCTGGTTGTGCTGGAACAGGTAAGACTTTCGTTGCTCTTTATCTGGCACTCAAAGATGTGCTAGATGAATACACACCATACGATAAAGTTTACATCGTTCGTTCACTGGTTGCTACGAGAGAGATTGGATTTCTTCCTGGCACACATGAAGATAAAGCATCTCTGTATCAGATACCATACAAGAACATGGTTCAAAACATGTTCGAGATGCCTGATGATTCAGCATTTGAAATGCTGTATGAGAATCTCAAGCAGCAAGAAACTGTATCATTCTGGTCTACATCTTTTCTTCGTGGCACCACACTAGACA